ATGGAAATTTCTAAAAATATGAAAGCCGGCTATCAAGGAAGACGTGATGCAATGAGAATTAAAGCTGAAAAACTGTTAAATCATCCAGGGCATGCAAAGGATGTTTATTACTCAAAATCCTGTGCTGATAAAGAAGAAATCAGGCCTTATAAAACAGGTGGTCATGTAAAGAAACATAAAGAACATGAGGCAATGGAATCTAAAAAATACGAAGAAATGGAACATCGTAAAAGTGGTGGTCAAATGAAAAAAGATAAAACCTGCCAAAAATTTGCCATGGGAGGAGTAGCTAAAATTCGCCATGAAGAAGCAACCCCTCAAGGTTTACCAAAAAAGTTTAAAAAAAAGTCATTAAGGGAAATTCTATAAATGCAGATGATTTCAGTACAAATAATTGAAAATTTGATTAAGGCTCAAAAAGAATTGGAGCAATTAGTAACAGAGGGCAAAATAACCAGTTACGAAAATTATAAATATTATATAGGCCGTATTCATGGTTTACAGCATGCGGCCGTAATATGTCATGAAACAGCAAAAAGGAGTTCAGATGATTAAAAATATTGATGAAGTTTTTAAAGACGATCCACAGATTGATTTTTTAAACTATTCTTTAGAAGAAGAAATAACCAAATACGATGGGGTTGATCCAGCTGGTTATCAATTGTTAATTCGGGTATATGTACCAAAAAAAATTACAAAAATAGGGAATCTTTTATTGCCTGATGAATCTATCGATAAATTAAGTCAGGATGCTAAATTTACTAATTTAACCGGATTAGTAATAAAAATAGCTTCTGGTGTATATAAGGATCAGGATCGTTACCAATATACTGGACCCTATTGCCAAGTAGGGGATTGGGTACAGTTTCCAAGGGCAAGTGGTCATAGTTTTGCCCATAATGGTCTTACTTCAATTTATATGACTGAAGATTATATTTTGGGAAAAGTAAAAGACCCGAGAACTATTACAAGAATTATGGCTTAAGTCAAGTTTAGGAGAAGTGGAATTTGACCAACCTTGACTTAAAGCCGTTTACGTCCAATCTGTCAAACAATTAACAAAACGGAGTGAGAATGAATATATCACCAGAAGCGTCTATCGACAATCACGAACAACAAATACAGGAAGATAATACAGGACTTGCTGAAATCCAGGCAGCTTTAGATGAAATAGAAAAATTAAAAAACGAAGAATCGCAAAAAGAAGAAAAAGAAGAGTTGGAAGTAGCAGACGAAGAAGAATCAGCTACAGAAGCTACTTCTGAAATGGAAATAGAAACTCCCAAAAAGAAAGATAAAAAACTCTGGAAAGAAATCAAACGCAAATATCAGGTAATGGCCGAAAAAGAAGCATTGGCTAAAGAAAATGCCCAACTTCGTCAAATGCTTGAGGAGTCATTAAGTTCGGGAACTTATCATTACGGAAAAAGTGCCTATGCTGAATTGGAACGAGCTAAGGAAAACAAAAAAAGAGCTATTGAAGAGGGTAATGTTGATGGTTTGATAGAAGCTGATCTTGCGTTAACAAAAGCCATGAACGCAATTAACGATCTTGAAAAATGGGCTTATACAGGCAATTCAAAAAATCCTGAAACACCACAACCTATAAATAACAATTTGGAATATGGGGAGACAGAAACGGAAATAATAGCTGATTGGCTTGAAGATCATCCTTATTTGCAACCTACATCTTCTAAATATAACGCAGCACTTGCAGGACAAGTTGCTGATTTTGTCAATCGTTTAGACGGTACTATTGCACGTAGCGGTAATAAGGACGCTTACTTTTCAGATGAATATTTTGGCGCAATAGATAATTACATTACAGAACTTAGAAAAGGTAATGGAAAAGCTGCTAAAACCGCAGAACAGAGCGCCCATGTTGGAGGAGTCAGAAATTCTTACAGTTCATCGCCAACTAGTAGATCAAGCGGTTCAAAACAAATAATTTTAACAGCAGATGAAAAGAAAATGTGTGCTAACTCAGGTATTAGCGAAGAAGAATGGCTTAAATATAAATTAGAAGATTTAAAAAAAAGGTAAATAACTATGACACGTAAGGATAGAGAAGTTGAAACAAGAGTACATGAAATGAGAGAAGTATACGATACTGAATATACAAGCCCCCTTGCAATTCCTCCGGGAGTTAAAAAGGACGGCTATTCTTACAGATGGGTAAATACAGGAATAAAAGGAGCGGAAAATCACAGGGTAGAAGAAATGGCGGCAAAGGGTTGGACGCTTGTACCAGCAGATCGAGCTCCGGGTTTTTCTTTTGATCCATTAGAACGTAATCCAATGTCTAAAAAATTTATTTGTTATAAAGATGTAATTTTAATGGAACGTCCTGAACATTTTTTAAAACGAGAGACAGATAATTTTCATAGATTAAATGATAACAAAATAAAATCTCTTAGAGGAGTTAGCAATGATCTTGGTAGTTTTTCAAAACCACTCAACTCTATAAATAGTTTTTAAATATATGGCTTATACTGTATTAAATGGAACTACTGTTTACCCTGCGCAGGTTTCTTATCAAAAAATTACTTTAACAGGTAATATAACTCTATCCTGGCCATCTTCTTTTGCAACGTCTGTAGTAGCAGCTGGATTTAACGATGTGGAACCGAATCAGGATGGATGGTCAATTAATTTACCTGACGCTACTTTAGCTTCTCCCGGCACAGATGTTATTTTTAATAATATAACTAATTTTGAATTTGTTATAAATGATAACACAGGAGAAGAATTACTTTTAATAGAACCGGGTTTTATCGTGGATTTTAAATTGTACGATAACACCACCACTGGAGGGGGATGGCGGATTATTCCTTTTATGGGTGGCTATAACGGTATAGTATCATTTACGGCTCAAAGTTCTGATAATACCATACTTATTACCAATGGTAACAATGTTCAACCTCCTGGTGGAACAATTAATTTTCAATTACCCGTTTCATTAAAAAATCTGAATCAATTAGACGTTCCCGGTCTGGTAGTTGCCACAAGCACAGACCCTTTGACATGGAATGCTGTTGAACTTACAGCAGACTCGAATTTTACCATTACTAATGCTGACGGGGTAGACGGTAACCCTCAAATTGCTTTAAATACTTCACTAAATGGGCTTGCTTCAATAGGAGTAGGTGGATTGACTTTAACCGGTTCTGTTATTAGCGCAGCTGTTACTGATGGAGAAGTGCAGATAGCAAGCGATGGTACAGGCTCGGTGTTAATTAATGGTGTCGATATTGACACAAGTAGTAACATTTCTATTCCAGGTAATCTTACCGTTAGCGGACTTTTTAATAACCCTTTTACTCCTAAAGCATGGTGTGAATTTACAGATACTATTGTTGGGGAATCCAATGATATTACTATAGCATCACAGGAAAATGTAAGTTCGATTACAGGTAGTAACGGCAATTATACAATAAATTTTACTAACAATCTTTCAAACATTAATTATGGAGTTTTAATTACGTTAGGGACGGATAATGGTTCAACTCCTTTTGTTTCTCATGGGTTTTATACAGTAAAAGAAATGGAGTATGTTACTATTTCTATAGTTGATGCTAGCGGACAACTAGTCTCGGCAGTTTCTAATGGTGTAACTGTAGTAATATTTTCCAGTTAATTACATATTTTATTCAAAAAAAAATAAAATAAATTAAATTATGTTATAATACATTTAATAACTAAAAAAAGTTTCTACGAAACTCTAAATCGTATCTCTCGGTTTGATCCTTATCCTCTAAAAAGGACAATATTCAAGTCAGGCGAGACTTTAAAACGTCTAATTAGGTTATCTATCTTCCCTTAAAAAAGATTCCAAAAAAATACCATTATAGTTTCTACGCAACTTTAAAGCGTCCGCAGGGTTTGGCTTTCTTATCCAAAAAGAATCTTAAGTAAATTTTAATTTAACTAAATTTAAAGAGGTTTTTATGGCTTACGGAGTCAATGCTCCTTTTGGTTTACAGCCAATTTCATCAATTAGTGGAGGAAGCTGGACTGAAAAAGTAAATGAATATTATATATTTGCAAGTGCTGATGGTGTTACTACTTACGGAACATCTATCTTTACTGGTGATCCAGTTATCTGGAATCCCACCGCTGCAACTACTATATCTGCTATTCCTACAATTGCTAGATATCCCATAGATACTGCTACTGTTGTAAACGAAATATCGCCAGTATTAGGAGTTTTTATGGGTTGTGAATATTTTTCAACCAATACTGGTACTAATAATCTAATCAAATCACCTTATTGGCCAGCAAGTACTGTAGTTATGCCTGGTACATTTATAAAAGCATTTGTTATTGATGATCCGGATGTTGTTTGGGACATTCAAGTTTCTACTGCTACTAACGTTGCTAACGATGCACGTTTTGGTGGTACTACTAACACTGCCGCTACACTTGCTTATATGGGACAGAATTTTGCTTTTGGACTTGGAGTTGGGGGTGGAAATCTATCTCCTCAAAATCCTGTTAATGGTTCAACTAGAACGGGTCAATCAGCTATTTATTTAAACATGGTTGGAACTGCTGCAACCAATAGAGTAGCAGCAACGCTACCTTTAAAAGCTCTTGGCTACTCACAGAACCCTAATAATTACATTTACGAAGCTGATGGAACAACTGCTCGTCAATTTTTGAATGTACGTGTTGTAATCAATAACCATGTTTACAGGGTTGGTAACCTTGGTACTACCCCAGCTTAATTAGAAAGAGAGGAATAATATTATGATTAATACCGGTCAAATTGCTTCATTACTACGTCCTGGATTAAAGGCGGTTTTTGGGCAATATCCAACATATCCTGAACAATGGACAGAGATATTTAAAACTTACCAATCCGACAAATATCAGGAAATCGAAGTAGAGATGAAATACCTCGGTGCTGCTGATATTAAACCAGAGGGTCAACCAATTGCTACTGACTCAATGGGTCAAAGGATTGTAACCAACTACATTCACAAAAGAGTGGGTTTAAGCTTTACAATCACAAAAGAAGCTGTAGAGGATAACCTTTATCAAAACCAGTTTCCACAGCAAGCTATATCTCTTCGCAATTCCTTAAGGATTACAAAGAATATTTTAGGTGCAAATATTTTAAATAATGCATTTAACGCTGCGTATCCTATTGGAGACGGTCAAGCTGTTTGTTCTGCTACTCATCCTATTGATGGGGGTGTTTTCTCGAATACGCTTGCAGGTAATGCATCCGTTGATTTCAGCGAAGCTGGTGTTGAACAAGCTATAATTTTGATTCAAAAATTCCCTATGCAAAGCGGGATTTTATCTCAAACTATGGCTAAAAAAATGATTTTACCAAGAGAGTTGCAATTTTCAGCTTCTCGTCTTTTAAATTCAGCTTTCCGTGTTGATGTAGCAAACAACGATATAAACGCTTTATATCACAATGACTACATACCAGACGGTTATAGAATCAATCAGTTTTTAACTTCACCTACTGCTTGGTTTGTTTTAACTGATGCGGAAGATGGTTTAAAACACTTTCAACGTACTCCGGTAGAAACTGATACTTATGTAGACTATCCTACCGACAACGTTATGGCAAAAGCAACAGAAAGATATTCTTTCGGAATCTCAAACCCTCGGGCGATTTTTGGTTCTCCAGGAGTATAATAATTAAATTGGTTTTAAAGTGATCACAATTTGTGATCACTTTATTTTTAAAGGTATTTTATGTCTAGATTTTTAACTTATACTTTTCCCGCTGGAAATACTCAAGATGTATGTTTGTCTCAAACATTAACAGGATTTGATAATCTTAATTTGAATGGTAACCTTGTAAATCCGTTAAATAAGCAGGTTTCTTTTATTCAAATATATTAGTTAAATTAGGAGACGCATCAAATACTATAAACAACAGCATGCAGTTAAATTTTATACAGAATTAAGAGGTATAGTATGGCTACTTTTGCTAAATTAAAATGGCCTGTAGTTGATACAGCTGCGGTATGTGCAGAACAAGATAGAGGAAATAGTGGACCTTTAATATTAAATGGCAACCTTCGGAATATCAACGTGCCTAATCAAATATCTTTTATAGACGCTAACATAATAAGATCTGTATCTATAACTTCTACAAATAATTTAAGTAACAGAGATTTTTCAATTATTGGCTTTCAAAATAACGCTCCTATTCAAGAAATAATTGAAGGCCCTAACAATACGACTGTATATGGAACAAAAAATTTTGATATTATTACTTCAGTAGGTGTTAATGGATCTGTAAATAATGTAAAAGTAGGTACGGGATCAAGTGGATATTTACCTTTGTTAGTTGTTAATAACGGCTCTTCAATTATTAATTATTCTATATCAGTTATTTTTCCTCCCTCAGGAACAACAAATATCAATTGGTCATTTTATAGAACACTTGATGAATTAAATAATAATTATATTAGTTTTGATAATCAAATAGGTAATTTATTTCCTGTAACAGGTTTAGTAAATCAAACAACTTCAAAATTGGCGAATTCTCAAGAAATTGCTAATTTTGTTTTGTTAAAGATTAACAGTTCTGGAACTCCGATAACAGATACTTTTGATTTTGTTTTTTTAGCGGCTTAACAATAATTAATATAAAAAAGGTAATAAAATGGCACGTAGTAGAGCAGCAAGGAACGCAATGATAGAAATGCACAAAAAACCTAAACACTGGATTCAACAAGCTATTAACCCGGAAACCAAAGGCGCTCTTCATAAAGCTTTAGGAGTTACACAAGATAAAAAAATTCCAGAAAAAAAAATGGAAAAAGCTGCTCATTCTAAAAATCCTTTAACTAGAAAAAAGGCTAATTTAGCGGAAACTTTAAAAAAATTTTATTAATAGTAAATTATGCCTATTACTTCAGGAAAATATAGTTTTCAGGTTATAGAAGTCGAGCTTATCATAAGGGAAGCTTTTGAACGAATAGGTATTTTAGGGGAATTTGTAGAAGCTCAAAAACTTAACGCGGCAAGAACAAGTATTAACTTTATTCTTTTGGAATGGATGAATAAAAGCGTTAATTTATGGACGCTCCAATCCGATTATTTATCCTTGATTACCAATAAAGGACAATACATACTTGAAAATATAGTAGGTGATATTATTCAGGCAAATCTTCGAACCTCTACGCGTCAATTAAATGGTACTCCAGCGGCTTCTTCTGGAACGGCAATTAATGCTTTTGATGAAAATGCAGCAACGCACTGTGATGCTGGCGTAAGTGGTAATATTTCCTATGATTATGGAGCAGGTAATACTCAGCAAATTAATTTTGTAGGTATTCAATCACATACTGAAACTTTATATACTTTAAATTTACAATTTTCTCAAGATAACGTCAATTGGACTATTTTATATACTATTCCACCTCAAACTTTTCCTGCGCAGGTAACATTATGGTTTGATGTTCCAATTCCCATAGATGCAAGAGCGTATAGAATAATAGAAACGAATGGAGCTACATTGGATATTACCGAGCTTTATTTTAACAATAATATTCTTGATATGCCGATTTCAAGTGTTAGCAGATATGAATACTACACTTATCCTAACAAAAAGTTGCAAGGTAGACCGACAGTTTATTATTTAGATAGTCAGATAAATCCTATTTTAAATATATGGCCGATTCCATCCGATCAATATAACTGTTTGCAATATACCTACAAAAAAATGATGCAGGATGTTGGGTTGTTTACTAATTCTTTGCAGATTCCTCAACGTTTTTATCAAGCCATGGTATGGGGACTCGCTTATCATATGGCTTTAAAATACAATCCTCAAATTGCACCTATTATGCAAAATGAATATGATAAATGCTTTGCTCTCGCAGCGAGCGAAGATGCTGAAATAACACCGATTAGAATTAACGCTGATTATAGCAGGGGTTATTATTCATGAGCTGGGTTAATAAATGGAAAAGTAAATATGTTGTTATAGACCCTAAAAACCCATCGGCTTTAGGTGAGTGTGATGATAGCGGTTTTACTTTTAATCGTAAGGATTTGGTAAAACAAATGGAATGGCGAGGAGATAATCTTGTTTGGACTGGTCTTATGGTTGGTAAACCTTATTTGGATATCCCACAAGAACAAAACAGGCCTCCTTTGGTAAAAAATGATCCAAGACCTGTAAGTAATCCTCGTTTACCTGTTCCTTATAACGATCCGAATGCAAATCAGGTTTTACCAAATAATCAATTAACAGCTAAATTAAATAATTTTCACTGGAATAATTGATGATAAAATTTAATTCTTTAAATAATTTTATTTCTCCTGTAACAGGCAGAATACTTTGCGATCCTGATCATGTATTAGTAGGTAATGTTCAAGGAATTGCTATACCTATGATAAAAATTCCCGCTGGGAATTTACCTAATTTGTCTTTTAGAAATTTTTGGGTTGGAAATGCTAATAGCAATGCAGCAGAATGTATAGTAGATATTCCTATATGTTATGCTGCAACTATTGAAGATTTAGGAGGAATTTATGACAATGGAACTGAT